GCCATCTATTTACTCTCCTTATTGATTGCCTGTAATACTGCAGCTTCTATAACTTGTATGCTTTCCATTAATTCTGCAGGTTTATCTGTATACAGTTTAATCATTTCTAACACGCTTGTATAGTCCAACCCAATAATTCCACCCATTCCTACACGCCATTGCGTCTGTACCTTCAAAAACATATTAACAGCTTCCCAATTATCAGGATAAATATAAAAATCTTTGTCTACTTCTTCTTTTTTTTCAACAGTAACACCTAATACTGCATCATCTTCTGCTGTTTTATCAATGACAGTTGAACCAGAAGCCCAATATTCACCTGCCCCTATAAGTTTTTTATGTTCTTATTTTTACAAGACTCTACAAATGCATACGAAATTGCAGTAGCAACACCTCTTACATCAAGTAATTTATCTCTATTAGGTTTATTAAAAGGTACTTCAGAACCATCTGACATTTCTAAACCTTCCCAACCCATTAATATTTCTTTGGCTACGTCTACATCTAACATTTCTTGATTTGCAACCTGGTTCATCATTTCCTGAAGCCTTGATTGTGAAATGTTTTTAAATTCTGCATAAAAATCCTGTGTTTCTGTTTTTTTACCTACAGGTACTTCTATTTCTACTTTGCATTTGTAGGTATCGCTTTGATCTAAAACAAAAGCCATTTAATTAAGAGTATTTACCAACTAGGGTAAACCCTTTTTATAATCTATGCAACTTTAGGTATAAACTAAGCTAAATTCATCATTAGCTGATGCTGTAGGTGTTGCCATAAATGGTAGAGATAGCATTGTTATACCATCTGAATCCTCATAGGTTGGTTGTCCTAAATCAGATTGCGGGCAAGATACTGTAACTTTATTACCTGCTGTAGTTCCATGTAGCCATGTGTTTGTGCCAGTTGATGTGCCAGTATAATCTGTAAAAAAGTTATGGGCTGATAACGCAACAGCTTCTACAACAGCAGTACCAGAAGGTTTACGATCCGTAATCAATACTTCTTTTGTACCTCCTACTAATTCTCTATAAATTACTTCATTGTTAAAGTCTAAATTCCATGATTGCAATGCTGCACCATAACCAAATATAGAAAAAGCAGAAGTACTACCATTTTTAAATATTAAGGGTGATGCTTGATTGCTTACTGTTACAGTTGGTAAAGCAGTATCAGTTGGGGCGTTAAATATACCAGTTAAAGAAAATGAAATACGTGGAATATTATTTACTTCACAACTGATGCTAAATGAACCTCTAGCACCTGTGACCTTATGTCTTACACCATCATAGTTAACATATAAAGTAACGCTATCAGATGGTGTAGTAACAGGTGCATAAGTAACAGTATTTCCACCTGATATAGTTTCAGATAATGCACACGCTTTTAATATTGCTCCATACTTTGGTGCAGTTCCAGCAGTTCCTGATCCAGCCATTTCTACATCAAAAGTTACGTTAACTCTTGTATTAGCAGGTATTACTTCATAGTTGCCCATATATGGTCTTATTAAATCTCTACTTACTTCATCACTAACAACTGGTTCTATATTTAAATCAATTACTTGCACATAATTAGCAGAACCAGTAGGTGTAGGATCACTTGCATAGCTTGATTCTGCTTTAGCTAATATGCTTCTTTTTCTGTGTAGCTTAGGCATTGTTACATTTAATCAGTATGTTTATATAATATAGGTTTTTAGTAAGAAACACCATCTATTGCGTTAAATCGTCTACTTCTGTTCTATATCGCACTATATAATTACAATTAATAATTCCTGTAGGCTGGTCAGAATCTAGTGTTTCTATAACAACAGCACCAGGTTGTACATCTATTGCATAACCATTAACTGTTAAATCTGCCATTATTCTGCTATGCATATTTTCTACTACAGCATCAGCAGTTGTAACAGGTGTAGATGATCTTACAATAACTGCACATCTAACAGTCATTGACCAATCTAATGTAGGTAAACTTGTATTTTGTTCTGGGGTATCGTCTACAGCTTCTATTAAAATACTTGGTGTTTGTGTTCTTGTTAATGCAACAACTCTATCTCTATATGCTCTACTAGAAATACCTGTAGTTGGTGTAATAACAGTTAATAAGCGGGCTAATATATTTTCACGTTTAGTAGTCATGTTTTCTGTAAAGTAATTTCTCTTGTTAAACCATCAAGACCTGCTTCATTTGTTCTTACAGTATAGGCTGTGCTATCTACAGTAATTGAATCACCTGCAACTAAAGAACCAAAATCAGAATTTTTACAATGCAGAACATAACCAACAGAAATAACTTGATCCCCTGCTAAAACGTCAGTTGGTTCATCTAATATCCCATTAGCAGTAGTTCCCCCAGAAGTGCATGAAACACCAAAGGGAGAACCAAAAACTGTTGTCAAATCATCTGCAAATGACATTAGCCATACTTAGCAGATACTAAAGCTGTTACACATAAAGCACCAGCACCAGATCCACCTGCAACTGTTGTAGAAACTTTTACATAACGCTTTAAAGAAGAAACATTAAGATAAATTTTTTCAAATGCAGCAGCATTAGCACTTGTGGTTGTAAATGCACCATCTGTTACATCAGTATAAGTACCGCCAGATGTAGCTGATTCTGTAAGTTTTACAGCATAAGTAATACCAGATCCACCTGCCTCAGCAGAAAGTATAAAAGCACCTGAGCCTTCATAACCTTGAAGGTCAATAGCAGAACCAGTTCCAGTTGCGGCTACAACATCATTTGGTAAGAGGTCTAAAGCAGTTGTTTTAGAACCTAAGTTTTGAATAGTCATTATTCAGAAAGAGGGTTAGTTTTTTTGCGTTTAGTAGTTTTTTTAGGTTTAACTTGAGGTTCTACTACTTCCTCAATAACTTCTAAAGTTTCTATGGCCTTTCCAGAACTAATTAAATCAGTTGCTTTAACAGAATCTATTTCAAAAATTTCATCTACTTTTACAACCTTACCAGCCCATAGAAAAGACCGTAGAACTTTAAGTTTCATATTATGCACCTAAGCTAAATGATGCAGCGTGTCTGAATGCTACGTCTACATCCTGTAAAGCAGTAATACGGATAGTACCAGATGTTGAATGTGTATAAGGATCAACTAATAAATCAAGTGATGACCAATAGCCAATAATACAATCAGACCAGTTACCAAACCAGATATCACCAGCTTCAACTTGGTTAGACATATAAGCGTTATAGCCGTTAACTGTGTTGTTGCCATCCCAAAGGAATAAACCAGAACCAGAATCCTTAGCCTTAACCTTCATAGCACCTCTAATGGTTGCACCTGTGATATAAGCAAGGTTGCCCATTAAAGCATTTGCAGCAGCAACATCACTTTCCATGTTTACCACTTGTGCAAATGTTGGGTTATTAGCTGTAATTGATTCTGTTCCAATACCGCTAGTGTTATGTAAACCTAATGGCTCATTTGAAGAACCTGTACCATAAAGTGCAGCCCTATCAATTTCTAATGCAATAACTTTTGCAATGTCATTTCTAACCATTTGCTCAACATCTAATGATGACTGAATTAATAGTTTTCTTGAAATGTCAGTAAAAGCTCCACAAGTTCTAGGAACCATTGAAACCTGTTGAATTGCTTGCTGTGATTCTGTTGGTGCGCCACCTTCTGCAACCCAATATGCTGTTGCTGCGCCTGACTGTCTAGGAATTGCAATATTTCCTTGTAAACCAGTAAGAGTTGTAGCACCTGCTTGATCCAATGCAGAACTATTTCTTAAAAGATCAATAAAGTTAGCAGCGTCTAAATCTGTTTGTACTAAGTTACCGCCTTGTGTTGCAGGTGAGGTTTTTAAGTCTCTACGCATTACATCATAAGGAACTGTAATACCTCTAGAAACTCTACCTGCTTTTTTAGCTGCTGCGTTAGATGCCTCAATTTCAAAAGCTGCTGCTTCTCTTGCTGCTCTATCACCAGGATTTGCTAAATAGTTTAAAGCTCTAATAAAACTAAAGCTTCTTGTTTCAGCTTCACTTAAACCAATTTCTGCATCCTGTGGTTTTGGTGTAATCTTCTCTGGATTCCATTGATCCATTACAGCCTGATTAAATTCCTGTACAGAACGACCATCTCTAATGTATTCATCAGCAAGGTCATTCATATCATATTTCTTACCAGTTTTTCTAATTTGGTCAAATCTTGCACGATCAGATTTAAGAGCCTTATTAACGGCATCCTCTGAACGCACTAAATCGATTTCTTTTTCGTTAGTGGTCATGTTTTTTAAGTTTAATTTAGTGGGCAATGCATCAGAAGATGCAGAAACGTGAGCTTCTTCCATAATATTATCCTTTTTATTGTTATTTTGCATATGGTTTGCTTCAATTTTATCATTTATTGAACGTGATATACCAATTGAATTATCCGCAGGAATTGAAACTAGGCTAACTTCAAACGCTTCCCAATCTCTAGCAACAATAGAATTATCTACTTCTTCTGCTTTATTAATAACATAGCCAAAAGAAATATTACGTAAGATTTTATTCTTTACATCCCTAAATTTACTATCAGCAAATTCTTCTTCACTAAAACGCACTTTTGCATAACCACGTTTCTTTTTTTCATCAATATATGCCCTTTCTACTACACCTAATACTTGGTCAGGGTTGTGATTCCATAGAAAAGGTGCGCCATCATTAAGCCTTTTTAAATTGGCGGCCTCTCTACTATGTTCTAAAACTTCACTACCAAAATAGCGTTCAACAGGTAGTTCTGAACTAAAAGGAAACTCAATAGTTCTATCTTCTTTTTCAACTTGTTTTATTTCTAAAGTAAAATCACGCTGTAATGATTTCTCTTCATAATCACGCTTGTTCATAATTTTCATTAGGTCTTGGTTCTATATTACTAGATTCTTGCGTATTAGCCTTAACTTCTGTATCAAATTCTAAACCTAATTCAGCCGCCATATCTATTTCATTCTTTCTAGCCATTAGTAATTCTTCTAAATCACCACCCATTTCAGCTATACATTGAGATTGTGTTTTTAAACCTGCGCGTATTGCTTCTTTTGCAGATTGCACTTCTTTCATAGGGTCTACCCATCCCCAACCTCTAAACAACCATTTAACCATTTTATATTTATTGGGTTCATCTAAATATGTTGGTAGCTGTAAAGTTCCAGATAATACAGCAGCTTCTAACCATTCATCAAAAACAATAGATAAGAAATTTTCTCTTAATTGATACTGTAAAGCCTTAAATGCTTCCTGATCTTGTAGCAAACTTAAACGACTACTAGAATAGTTAGTCTGGCTGTAATCTCTACTAATACTTTCATAACTGCAACCTATACCAGCAGCTAAAGCCCTTAACATTGCACGTAGAAAAGGTTCAAATTGTCCATCAGGTGCATCAAATGTTGGTACATTTACACTTTCACCTGGTGCTAAATACCTGATAGCACCTGGACTCATATCAAAAACCCTATCATCATCTACAACTTCATCACCTGCCAGTTCACCTTCTGGACTTTGTATAAATGCCATTAATGAACTACCAAGCCTAGCCCTTACAACTTCTGCTTCTTCATAACCTTCTATATGATGCATCCTATTTAAGCTACTACTCATCCAAGGAATACCCCTTGTTTGTCCTGGTCTTTCTACTCTATATAAATGGATCACATCTTTAGCATCTACTATTACATGGGTATCTTTAGAGGTAGGGCTTTGAATAAACATAGTGTCTCCAGGATGCCTACTGAAAAATGCATATTTAATAGGTCTTTGCCATTCATTAACTAATACGCCCATCCTCCATTCTTGGTTTTTATTAGTAGATTTGCCTGTATAATCTTCGTCACACATATCAGCTTCCAATATTTCTAACGCTAAAGGTACAGTTGATCTGCCAAACTTTTTACCTCTGATAATTCTTATAAAACATTCACCATCCTGCACCATGCTATGAACAGCTAAACGTGTAATATCGTCAAAGCATAATTTACCTGCAGTATTACAACTATCTTTATAGCCCCATTCTTTCCAAGCCCTTTCTACAACACTATTCATTTTAGTATCTAGCTTCCCACCCCTTTGCATCCTTATCTGGGATTGCAATTTAACACCAGTACCAACAATATTATCTACAACATTTCTTACGGCTTGTTTGCAATAATCAACATCATTAACTAATTGTCTACTACCATTTCTTAGCTTTTTAATGTCACCTTTTAATGCACTATCAGCACTATTAGTAGTACGTACCCAACCACTTGTGAGCCTATCTAGTTTTGCACCTGCAAATGTTCTTTTTCTTATAGGGCGTGGGTTAGATTTCCAAAGTTCACGCCATGCTGTTTTAATTCCCATTAGTTAAACCTCACTAACATTTGATGTGGATTACCTTGACCATTACGTATTAATTCTGCTTTTTTCTCTAATTTCAACTGATACTTTAATTGACTTCTTAAAGCAGTTAAATCAGCTAAATCATATTTCTTAAGGCTACGGCCACCAATGGAGTATTCTTTAACGACACCATCAGATATTAAAGTTCTTATTGCAGCTTCTACAGCATCTAGATCTTGCTCTACTTGTGACTTTGCCTGTATAGCACCAACACTACCTGTATAAACAAGGCTTTTTAATATCTCTACTGAACCACTACCTACATCATATTTCAATGCACCTTTTGTGGCTTCTGCTTGCCAAAAATAGTCACCTGCTGCAATACCTGTACTACTAGCAGATACATCAAATTGCCAGCCTGTGCCATAAGTACTACCTACAACAGTTACACCACTAGCATTATTAGTACGGATATAAAATGTCAATACCCATGAGTCTGTACTTTGGATAGCATCACCATAAGGATCAACTAAACTATCTTCCCTCCATGTCCATGTACTACCTGCACGTAAAGATTTAGGAATGTTCATAAATAACTACCAATTTGTGACATAAGAAGATTTTTTTGCCTTCTGTCTAGATCTTAGCGTGTTTTTTGTATTTAAATTAGTGTGATTTAACAACTTTTTAGCGTAATTAGTGAAAAATAAGCCCTTTGGAACAGTTTTTAAGAGCAAATAGTACATACTAAAGGCATATACGCAACAATCCAACTTTTCTACCGCTTGGTTTGGTTTTTTCTCGTATGTACTAACTGGATAACCTTTTTTATTTGTTTTTAGCGTTCTATATTCGCCTGTTAACTCTTTAAAATATTCTTCTGTTGTTTCTGCGTGGAAATGGATTTTATCTTTAGATTTAATCTTACTAAAGATTTTGTCCTTAATATCCTCTGTATTTATTATATACACTATACCAGATTTTTTACGAACACGACCACTATAATTAATATCTACTTTAGTTCCTTTACCAATTATCGGTACACCACTTCTACTACTACCTTTAATGGCAATTACGCCCTGCCCTCTACGTTTTGTACAGTAATCATAAACAGATTGTGTAGCTAAACCACCAGAATCAACTGCACAACCGCTAATTTTTAATTTACCGCCATCTGGATGATCAAATGTTTGAGTTAACAATATATCCAAACCTTTCCATACTTCACCTTGGTTGGGATCACCATAAATAATTGTATGGTCTATTAAATACATCTGTTCACCAATTCCAGAAGGATCAGCACCAAAACCCCAACAACTAACTTCTAATCTTTGTGAAGCAGATCCCATTCCACCTTGTACATCAACACCAAGACATAAACAAACAACATCTTTA